ACCATTTATCTGATTCTGTACCTTACCAAATGCAGTAAGGATACTATCTGTATCAGTAAGAGTTCCACCAGTGATATTCAAACCAGTAAGAATTTTACTGATTACAGCCAAATTACTTAGCGTAACAGTAGCATTGCCAGGTCCAACAGCAGTGGCCTCACCACTTAACTGAGTGATGTAGTTACCTTGAGCCTGATACTGAGGAATGTTAAGAGTCTTACCAATATAAGTTGCAGCTCCACTTGTTCCTAAAGTTGTTAATGTATCAATGGTATTTAAATTCCAAGATCTATTAGCACTTAAGTCGTAAGTTACAGAGTTGATGGTAAGAGTTCTAGAAGCAGGTACATATACCGTAGAGTCAAGCGTACCATTAGCCTTTAAAAATTGAGAGGACAATCCTCCTGGAATAATAAATGCAGAGGATGTAATATTAAAAGCACCTAAGTTTACATTGCCAATTGCACCAACGTATGGAACAAATTGATCCCCAACTATATCAATTATAGAACCTATTGAAAAGTTCTTGGTGATGTTTAAATCTTCTACATCAGTTCCAATTAGAATATCACTGATAGTAGGATCTGATAGTATTGGGTATGAACTTATCTTTGCCATTATTCGAATTTTATTTTAAGTCATCGATATCGGACTTAATCTCTTTGGCTCTGCTCAGCAAACGCTTAAGCATATTCCATATATCGATGTTATAAGCTTCCTCTATGTTTTCCTTAACTGATACTAGCTCTATAAATATAAGAACTATAGCGCACATTTTGGTAAACATAAACTCAATACCCCACCATAAAATTACAAACTCATTCAATAAATACTTGTCCATAAGGAAAAGTAAAAGAACTGTAACCTCATATAGAAGCATCTTACTAATGATAGTAGATAACTTTCTACTTCTAATACTTTTCAAACCTTGAAGTTTAATTGACTTGAATATTCCTGTAAAGGTATCAAGAGTAATAGCCATAGCAACGGCAACAAGAAGCCCATGTATTGGAACAAAAAATAAAAGTATAGAGGCGAAAAGATATTGTAGATATTTCATCTTCCCTGTCCTTTATAAGATTTCTTATAAAGTTTGCTCCCCTTATTACTGCTGGTAGAGTTCTTAGCAGCTAAGCCTTTCTTCTTGTGCTTCTTCTTGTAGATGCTACTTACTATCGCCTTTGCCATGTCAGATGCTGATAATAATTCCGATTACCATAGTGCTACAATGTTTAAGGCTGTTGTAGTAGAATCGAATACTCTAACTACTTGAACAGGAATAAATGTACCATTTGGTACTCCCTGAAAAGTAATGTCATCTCCTCCTGCTGTTAATACTCGAAGTATTCCTCCAGTACCAACGTACAATACACAGCCCTCTACTGCTCCATTTCCAGGATTAGGGATATCAACAGTATCACTCTTAGTTACTACTGTTGCTCTTGATGCTTGTAATTTTTGATATGCCATGATCTTATTAATTAATCTTCGTTATATGGAAACGCACGATTAAGTGCATCTTTTCTTTTTGCACAGCCACAATCTTTTCCTGCGGCCTTAGCAACAGTCTCAACTACCTTTTTAATTCCAGTAGCTGTAGTTACTTTCTCAATAGTATCTCCTAGTCCTTTACTTTTCATATTCTTTATAAGAAAGAATGGCACCAACCAATTAAGACTGATGCCGTTCTTACTGTTTTTAGATGAATAATTTATTCAACCTCTTCAGCAGATTGTTCAGCCTCAATGCTTTCAACCCATCCTGCTAAGAACTTAAAGTTCTCAATACCTTCACTTGAGAAAGTAAACTGATAAAACTCAAAAGTCTCATCAAGTAATGCTTTCATATCTCTAGACATACCCTTAATACCTTCTTTGGTAAAGTTGTAGTCACCATTCTCTTTCAAATTCAAAATACCTTTAGAATCTGTATGAGCATGATCGAGACGAATATCTTCTCTCTTTTCATTGTACGCATCAAAAAGAGGTTTGATTTTTTCTACAATCTTTTTGATTTTTGATTCTGCCTTACTGCCTTTCTCAGTAGGGATTACGTTTAACGCTCTTACTAACTCTAGCAATTCAGCGTTTGTCTTTGTTACTTTCTGTGCCATTTGATTTGATTTTTAATGATGAACAAATATAGTTAAACTTTAGAAATTCTTTTACCCATTCCAACTTTACTCTTCTCTATTTTTTTTGCAGCAAGTTTTGCCGGACTTATTTCACTCTTAGTCTTTGGTGTTTCTGATGACACTCTTTTTGTAGGTCGGCAGTACTCATTACGTCCACCTGCACCACAAGCTTTACCAGTCTTGGTGTCCTTCCACTTTTCCTTCTCCCAACGTTTTAGGCTTGTACCCTTCTCAGACTTAGTCACATTGCCAGATGCCTTCCTGCACTTAGCAATAGCCTGAGATGCCCTAGCAGAAGGGAATACATCGTACGATGCCTTGACCTTTTTGTAGCAAGCGTCTTTCATTTCTTTCTATTCATCCTAGTAGACAAACGAGAAAATTTTCTTTCAGCCCTAGCACCTGTCAAGTACTTACCTTTTTCTCCCTTAACAAAGTTACCTGACATAGCACCATCCTCATTCTTCTTTAATGAAGCACTTCGGTACTTACCCTTATCACCCTTAACTATATTCTGAGTGACCATCTTAGTTTCACCTGTATCTGTGTTAGAGGTAAAAATAGAAGAGAACTTACCATTCTTATTGGTGCTTCTTCTATAAGTATTTACTTGAATAGGATTCTTCATCAGTACTTACCTCTCTTGCTCTTAGGTGATGATTTGGTAGATCCTCCCGGACCTGCCCATAAGTTCTTACATGCCCAATACCTAGCAGACAATTTATTTGTAGCAGTGCTGCATTTATGACGAGCCTTAAATGAAGACCGTGCCGCTGCTGAATAGTTATGACCATAACCCTCAGCCCCAAAGTGAATTAGCTTCTCTTGTCCATTAGCACAAGCCTTAACCATTCTCTTCTTGCCGGGTCTGTCAGAAGCAACGACACGGTTACATTTCATTGTAGACTTTTCAGCCATTACTTCTTCTTCTTACCTACAGCTTTTTTTACTGCCTTCTTAACTACAGCCTTAGCAGCCATTGCTTTCTTTGGTCCACTTAGGACTGCGGCCTTGGGCATACCCATAGCCATCATTTGATCTCCTTTCATTTCTTTTTTGGTTTGTAAGATGTTGCTGCTTTAACTTTTTGAGTGCAAGGTTGCATATTGTTATTGTTTAAATGTGATACCTTTGTTTACAAATGTAATAATAAAAATGAAATCAAATAAAAGAGACTACCTGAAATTCTGGAAAGTAATCCGTGAATACTTTAAGGTAAGGCATAATCTCAGCCAAGCAGACCTAGACATGCTTCTGTACCTATACTCAGAACGCTACTTTAATATTACCACCTTCAGACAATATGAAAAAATATTTATCTGGGACAAAAAAAGATTCTACCGACTCAAGGATGAAGGATGGATTGAACTATTTGCAAGCAGGCAAAAGGGTAGACCTGCCATGAGATCTAAGGCAATGTACTGCCTTTCCTATAAGGCAAAGAGAATGATTAACTCAATCTACAAAAAGTTGGAAGGAGAAGAAATCCCTGAGACAATGTGTAACAATCCCATGTTCAAGAAGAACGTGAGATTCTCTGACAAGGTCTACAGGAATATGATTATCACTATGAATGAGGAACTAAAGGAGAATAGACTTACAGGACAAGAACTACGTCACGTTCCTGAATAATTACGCAGTGCTCATCATTGATGATCATCACATAGCTATTCGCCTTGTCGTAGTACACCTCATCCCCAGCCTTAATGTTATGAACGTCTGTGCCTGAGTTGATTACTACTCCACGCTTGTAGCGTAATTGGTTTGTATCCTCACCAGATAGAATTAATCCTGAAGAAGTCTTAACTTCCTCGTCAATAGATTTTATTACAATGTTTTTGCCTATCGCCTTCATGCGTATTTTTTTTACAAAGATACTCCTCTAAAGACTAGAAACAAGATACTAGAAACAACTACCCCGAATACAACCCCTATCAGAAGTCCATCTATGAAGTTCTGATAATCTCTTTGATTTAGTGCCATAAGATTATTTTTATGTTTCCAATATAAAAAGTAATTTGTAAAATAAAAAATAATAGTAACTTTATGGACAACAAATAAGCTTCTGATGAATCTAAAAAAGATTAGCAGAAATGTTCACGTACTAGAACTTGGTAAAGAAGAGACAAAGTTAGCATTACTATCAGATGTGCACTGGGATAATCCAAAGTGTGATAGAGAAAAGCTAAAGGATCACCTAGACTACTGCAAAAAAAATAATATCCCTATTTTTATCAACGGTGATTTCTTTTGTTTAATGCAGGGAAAGTACGATCCAAGAAGAAACAAGAAGGATATTCTGCCTGAGCACAATAAAGCAAATTATATAGATGCAGTTATTGAAGATGCAGTAGATTATTGGTCTCCGTACGCACATCTACTCACAGTTATTGGGTATGGCAACCACGAGACTGCAATCATTAAGAACTTGGAGACAGATCCTCTACAACGATTCGTTGACCTCCTAAATTATACCAACAAGACAAGCGTTTATACTGGTGGGTATGGCGGATGGTTAGTCATTAAGTATAATCTAAATGGTAACACTGTACTCTCAAAAAATTTGAAGTACTTCCATGGGTCCGGAGGCGGAGGAATAGTTACAAAGGGAGCTATTAACTTGACTAGAGCTTTAGAGATTTACGAAAACATGGACATATTTATCATGGGTCACATACATGAGAACTCTAGCCGTAATGACGTGCGTGATACTATCTCTTACAACCCAGGAAAGCATGTACATGAGATTGTTCACAAGCAGATTCACCTAGCT